AACCAAGCTGTGGTGTCGAGGGAAATCTCGTCGTCAAAGCTTGTTCTGATTATTTGAAACCATTATTGGCGTTGTTTGACACATTTCCACATTGGAAACAAGAAATTTGTCCATTAACCAAAATGCAAACTGTATGCGGTATTGATGGTCGTCGTTTCATTGATAAAATGCCACCGAACACTTCTGTTGGATATCCTCTTGGAGGTCCTAAGAGAAATTTTCTTACGGTATTAGATCCTGAACAACATCCTGATTTTGCTTGTCCTATGGAATTTGATGAAAAATTTTGGCAAGAATCTGAACGTATTAAGAATAGTTATCGCAGTGGCGAAAGAGCTTATCCTATATTTAAGGCGTGCTTGAAAGATGAACCTACTCCCCTTGACAAGGATAAAGTTCGAGTTTTTCAAAGCGCTCCCGTTGACTTTCAATTGCTAATTCGACAATATTTTTTACCAATTGCTAGATTTTTATCCATGAATCCTCTCACATCTGAATGTGCCGTTGGTATTAATTCACAAGGTCCTGAGTGGGATCAATTGGCTAAACATGTGAAGCAATTCGGTGCTGAACGTATTTTGGCTGGAGATTATAGCAAATATGATCTGCGCATGCCCGCGCAACTCATTTTTGCTGCTTTTTCCGTGCTTATCGAATTGGCTGAGGCTAGTGGTAATTATTCTGATGATGATCTACTCATCATGAGAGGAGTTGCTACCGATATTAGCTACCCAATGACTGCTTACAATGGCGATTATATTCAACTAATTGGTTCTAATCCTTCTGGACAAAACCTAACTGTGTATATTAATTCTATTGTTAATTCTCTATTGTTTCGATGTGCTTTTTTCCAAATTTATGAAGAACGTTCCGATCTCGTATTTCAGGAAGTTTGTGCTCTGATTACTTATGGAGATGATGCCAAAGGGTCTGTTAAGGAAGGTTTTGATGAATTTAATCATATCGCTGTAGCTGATTTTCTTGCTGCTCGCGATATGAAATTTACCATGCCTGACAAAACTTCCGAACCAACACCATTTATGACTGATACTGATGCCGACCTTCTCAAA